TCTTGACCTGTATCACCTGATTTTCCACAAGCAGTAAGAGCCAATAAGCTAACTAACGATAATCTTCCAAACATATATTCACCTTTAAACTTTTAATGTCTAGGTTATTATATTTTATTTTTTTACTTTGTATAAAAATTTATACATTTTATGATTATTATGAATAAATTATAAAATTATTTCCACGTCTTTTTACTGTTCATTCTTTCTTTTAAACCCGCAAGTCGACCTATCCTAGTGCCCGCTGCGATAACTTCTTCAGCTACTTCGACTTCTTCAGCAGCTTCGACTTCTTCAGCAGCTTCGACTTCTTCAGCTACTTCGACTTCTTCATTGAGAAGCTCAACACTCTCTTCGAGATCATCAGTATTATTACTTTCATCGAATGATATACTACAAGATTCCTGAGATGGTGTCTTTTCTGAGAACCATTTCTTTTTATTTGATTTTTTCATATTTTCTCCAAACTTCACTTATTTGTTAATTATAATTATTCGGCAGCATTTGTTTTATTTTTATTTGGTACTCCCAAGGAGAATCGAACTCCTACCGCCGGGATGAAAACCCGGTGTTCTGACCGTTAAACTATGGGAGCAAATGGAGCGGGTGACAAGATTCGAACTTGCGACAGTCTGCTTGGAAGGCAGAAGCTCTACCAACTGAGCTACACCCGCAAGTATTATATTGTAAAAGACGAGACCCCTTTTATAATCCCGGGCCCCATTCGGCTTATTCTTCAGCTGTTGCAGTTTCTGTTTCTTCAATTGCAACGACTTCGATATTAAAATTAAGATTTTTTCCAGCCAAAGGATGATTAAAGTCCAATGTCACGTTTTCTTCTGTTGTTTCAAGAATAACAGCAGTAAATACTTGTTCGCTTTCACCTTTACCATGAACAACGTTCCCTACTACGGCAACAAAGTCATCGGGAAAAGATGTCAAAGGAACATTCTGAATTGCATTTGGGTTGTGTTCGCCATATGCGTCTTTTGACTCAATTACAACAGATTTCTTTTCATTGGGTTTCATACCAAGCAATGCATTTTCAAACCCAGCGATTAGCTTTCCTTCACCAACTAGTCCTGACATTGGTTCGCCTCGTTCATAAGAGTTATCAAACTCTGTACCATCGTCTAGCGTTCCAACATAGTGAAAACTAACTGTCTTTCCATTCATAACTTCCATCTTTTATTTCCTCTGATTAGATGTGAGGCATCTGTTAACCCATGCCTCCCTGCGGTAAAATGTGGAAAATTTAGCACCTCTATTTTTCCTGTTCATGACCATCAAGCCTTTTGAGCCTGTCCCCTTCTCGGGTTAGATGTAAGCACACCGGCAAGTAACGCCGTTCACAAACTTTCTCCCTGTTCTTAGCCGTAAGACTACGGAACAGCACGCCTTACTGTCGTCTTATGATATTCTGTGTGCCTTTGAATGAGCTGTACACTTCACTTCTTAGTTACACGTTATATTTCCAAACCTTGGGAGGATGTCCATATAACCCCTTTCGGGACAACGGTCTCGTTTCCGATTCCGCCAGAGAGACTTCTATCACCGACAGTTAGATTCTAGAGGCGTTTATTCCTCTTTCCCAAGCCTTTCGTCTTGGTGGGCCTTATCCCGTTTCCACGATGAATCTACAAGTCCGTGGATACTCTCAACAGTATTCTCTCAGTGGTATGAAAGCTCATGTATCGAATCACTGGATGATATTCAGAACTACCACGCTCTTTAACTCATCCCCTCTCTTAGTCAGGCCGCCCATGAAGACGTAAGAACGTCTAGCTCCTAAACGAGGTTTTCTCTATCACGTTGGCTTTCGCCGTTGTGCCTAAGGATCGGTAATTCCACTTAGGTTTATAGACCCGAGAACTGGGTCAAATTAACAATGTTAAAGAACTTATAAAGTATAATACAATAATTATAATTTATGTTTAAAAATTATTTAATCTTTAAAATGGCGGAAGGCTAGGGACTCGAACCCTAAACGGCGTGAACCGCGACGGATTTCAAATCCGCGTCCTAACCAATTCGGATGCCTTCCAAATAGATAGTTTTGAAACATACCCAGGTTTAAGTAAAATTACTCAGTAGCTTCAGTTTCTGTTGAAGCTTCAGTGCTTTCTGCACCTGTGGTTGCTTCAACTGCTTCTGTTGACGCTTCTTCTGAAGTCGTTGTCTCATCTGTTGTCTCAACTGTCTCTGTTGAAGTCTCAGTTGTAGCTTCTTCTGAAGTTGCAGACGGGTCGAATGAACATGTTCCCATTGATGTTGCAACAACTAAACAGCCTGCTACAAAACTAATTTGAACCTTGAACTTGGCCCATAGTGCTTGAATTTTTTCCATTTTTTATTTCCTTTTTAAAAATGTGTTTTTTACACTTGTCTTTATGACTCAATAAATATACACAATAAAATAGGATTGTTTAAGGATAAGTTTTAATTATCAGAAGGAAGCGATCTCGTGATGCCGTTTTCTTCTATGGCTATGCGTAATATGTTTGCTTCGTCTTCTAGCCCTTCTTCTTCTAGCCAGGTTATCAAGTCTTTGTTCCAGTGGCCCTTATCTGCTATATTACTCGATGCTCCCAGTGATGCTACGACAGATGCAAGATGTGCAAATTGCTGAAATGTGGTCTTTTCGGTTTCACCAAAAGTTCTTTTTATTTCATCGTTCCATTCAATGTAAAGAAGATGTAAATCATTTTGTCTTTTTTCAAAAACTTGTCTTACCCCATTTTCATCTGTACCGAATCCTCTCATAGAATTGAATAGTTTCAAGATATCTTCATTTTCTATATTTTCACCAGTAAGTTTTGCCAAATTATTCTGGTTTGGAACCCAATCAGAAAATCCTTCATTTATAAGTTCTTCTTTTATTAGACGCCTGAGTTGTGATCTAGTGATTTTCATTTTGGTCCTCTTTTCATGTATAATTATACTCTAATTAAGCAAAAAATATAACTTTATAAAATGTCTTTATCAAAGCTCGCTATCTCTATTAGGCTTGTAAGCATTATGATCTTGACATCGTTAACTTCTAATACACTTTTCATTTTATGTCGGGCTGATTCTGTTAGGTAGCCCTTTACTTCAATGTACACGTCATGCTCTGGCAAATAAAAGTCAGGTATATAATTTCTTTTTCTGCCTGCTTTTGATAGGTACGGGAGTTTCATGTTTTCATCACGTTCCCACTGGATGTTTAGCTCATCAAGCCTCATGGCCATAATAACTTCCCACGTACTATCCATCGAAACTAATTCACCATCTACCGTTTTATATGTAGATGGCTTTGACCATAGTTTTGTTTTTTTCTTTTTATATTTTCTACGTTTTGCCATGTAATTAAGTATGGCGCTGAATATATATTTATGAATGGCTCGGGGGATTAGCTCAGTTGGGAGAGCACCGGCTTTGCAAGCCGGGGGTCATCGGTTCGAACCCGATATCCTCCACCATTCTTTATATTCCTGCGAGTTTTGAGAGTCGGTCGTAAGAGATAGATTCTAATTGATTTTCTTGGGCAGGCTCTGATGTATTCTCAAATTCATCCCATCTATTTTTTACGTCGAATAGTGCTACAATTACCGCCTTAAATCTTGCTATACCCTTAAGAGGATAAGGTGTAGCACTTGATCCGATGTGGACAGAAAGTTTATATGCTTTGATAGAGTCCGGAGATAATACATCGTCTCTAAATTCTTCTTTCATAATCCGCTTGGCTTCTCTATGACCTGAAGGCCCAGTAAATAAATTTTTAGAACCACCTTCCTTGCTCGTAATTTTGTCAAGTTCGTCTGAAAACGACTGTTCAACACTTGTCATGCGTGTCCATTTTGGTAAATCGGTAGCGGAAAAACTCAGAAACTTAGACATGAGATCAGTTTTCGCCTCGGGTTGGAGGTTTCCTCCACTTCGCCAGAGAAAATCTTCTTCTAAGAATTTTCTAAAACTATTTGCAAATTTTACCTTTATTTTACTAATTAGTTCTCTCATGCCCTCAGCATCTAAATTTTTGATTTCGTCTAGCTGTTCATCGTTGATTACGTCCACCATCACAGCCCATGCTTGTGACGTGGCTTCAGCAGAAGCCTCATCGCCGCCCTCTTCAGCAGCAGCATCTTCGCCGTCCGCTTCGGCAGTGGCTTCATCGCCACCACTGTTGCCGGTTGCTGAATGCGTCACTTTATCATATTCACCAGATTCAGTGACGCTTAATAGCTTTTGAACAGCCTTTACAGCTGACAGTGTCAAAGGGCCAAACATTCCATCTGGCTCTCCCATTTGTAATATAGCTGTTTTCACTGCGTTATTATTAGACTCACTATATTTTGATTTTAAATATGTCTGAAGAGCGCTTACTATGTCGCCTCTGTCTTTGTTTTTTATCTTTGAGTCTGTGCCTAAGTCAAAATACTTTGTAAGGACGTCTGTTTCATTGTCTTCAGCAAGTAGTGATAACTCTGCTTCGATCATTTCACGAAGTATGCCTCTTGTAACTTTCATTTTTTGTTATCCTTTTAAGAGCCCAGCTAGTTTTGAGAATCTATCATATGTGAATGATTCATTCGGTCCTGCGTCTGCAGAGCGTCCGGGAAGTGGGTTTAAACTATCAGCAGTCGGTGCATCATCAGACACTTGAGCATTTACTTCACCCCCTGCGCTAGATGTCTGTTTGGCAAAAGTTAACTCATTTTCATACCAAGCGGGACGGTTTTCTGTTGTCTCATTGTAGTCTTTGTCAAAGTGAACAAGCCTTGTTTGAGACTCATCAACAACTATTGCTATCATTTTAGGTTCATATTCAGTAGTGAATCTGCTAAATGCAGATTCTGGATTTCTCTCCAGGCCGCTAGCTCTGATTGTCTGTGTGTTTTTAATATAATATGAGCTTTGTCTTCCAGCATTTATGGCTGTAGGATCCGGTAAAAAGTCATAAAGTTTATTGTCATCATTGTCTAAAAACGACAAAGTATCTTGCTTGCTCCACGTTTCACCGCCGTCTGGAGACATGTACCATTCGTCATTATATTTTCTAGCTCTAATCTCATCATCATTGATGCTTATCCACGTCCCTTTGGCCTCTCTACCATAATTAATGTAAAACGCGTCTGTCAAGCGTTCATTATTACCTTCGATTGAGCGATACCCTATTACGCCAGGACCCTCCCTCATTGGAGGTGGGTTCTGATTACGAGTATCTTGTATGTCAGTAGTCCCAAGATCGGTTTGTGCTACTGCATCGTCACCGGAGCTAGCTGATCTAGCTCTAGTTGGTTCAGATGCATTATCTTCCCCACCAGACTTTAGTGACGTCCAAGTTTGTCTTCCGACAACACCATCAACGCTGCTTCCGCGCATGCCGACTAGATACTGCCACTTCTCTACTGCCCATTTTGTGTTAGGACCAAAAGCGCCATCTGGTGATCCTAGTTTTTCAACAGCGGAATCCATTCCTGCATTTTCAAAATGAATCTTTAGAGCCCTTTGAAGTGCACTGACTGCCTCTCCTCTTGAACCACGCCTAAGCACGGACCTTCCTCCGCCGAGGAGTGCATCTAGCGTTGCTACATCTTCTGTCGATATTTGTTGTTCACCTTCTTGTGCAACTGCCGTTTCTCCGGCCGACTGTTCTGATCCCCAGTCGACATCAATGTCATCATCAAGGTCTGCCAAAAAATCTTGTCCAGTAGTAGGTGATCCGCTCCATGAGGCGACAACGTCGTCAGGAACGTCATCGGTATTGTCTATAAGACCTTTTTCTTGAGCAACCTGATATATGCGTGACAGCATTCCTTTGCGAGGACCTTCCCAGGCTTCCGGTGTAACTGTTGTATGGAATGATCTAAAAGCATTTCTTGCATTTGCCATTGCTTCAGGTTGAGCATCGATGTCTGAAACAACGTTTCCGTCAGGACCTACACCAACTAGTGAACCAAATAGCTCGAATACGTCTCTAAGACTTTCTTCGGTTACTTCTTCATTTAGTAAATTAATCTCTGCTTCGATCATTTCACGAAGTATTCTTTTTGTAATTTTCATTTTTTGTTATCCTTTTAAGAGTCCAGCTAGTTTTGAGAATCTGTCAAATGTGAATGATTCGTTTTGATTTTGTCTTGCTTGCTGTGAATATGGTACATTGTTTCTTTCAATCTGAGTTTTCATGACATCATAGTTTCCGCCACCAAGAAATTCGTCCATTTGGTCTATCATTTCATCTACAGAGTTTGCAGCATCATCTGATGTAACATTTTGTTGATATGCTAATAATAGTAATTGTGAGGGAGTGTCTATTTCAAGATCATTTTCTTCTATTCTTTGTGAATTATTGACATAAAACTGAGTTGCAGCTTGATCAAAAGCATTTATTGCTGTCATTACTTTACCTTCGTCAGAATTGTCCCCAAACGTGTCGAGCCCTGTTATCATTGCGAGCCCGCCGCCAATGCCGATTCCTGCTGTTGCTGCGCCAGCTAGTGCAGCTGTTCTGCCACCCATTGAACGTGCTAACCCTTGGGCGGCTATTCTACTAGCACCTGATCCTATAGCGGCATTACTGACTCCGCGAGCACCCATTTGCTGTAGACGGGCTGCTGCCCGTGCTGTTCTTGTTGCCCCTCCAGCTGCTCGTACGCCACCAACTGTTGCACTGAGGGCTCCTTTTACAATAGGACCACCTACTGCATATGATGCAGCAGTTCCAATCATTCTTGCTGCGCCGCCCCATGTAGATCTTGTATCGTAACTATTGGCAGCAATAACAACTGCAGTAAACTCAATAACATTCAATAGATCTGTTAGATCGTTGTTAACTGCAGTAATTGCCTCTTGATCTGCATCTGGGTTAGTTGATACAACTACCTCTCTTGCCTTTTGTTGTAGAGGGAAATTATTTCTCTGAACGATTCTTAGCATTGTTGCACGCTCAGCACCTCCCAAGAAACTATCTAGTTTATCTTGGACTTCTTCTACAGTCTGCCATCCTGTTTTGACTGCTAGAATTTGTGAGGGCGTCTCATCAAAGTTAGTTGTGCCGCCTGCAACAATATATGCCTTAACCTTGTCAGCAAGATCATCATAAAGCTCAGTGGATAATGTATCAAATGCAGCTAGTGCTGCCATTCCTTTTTCTTCATCTGAGTTTGAAAAGAACCCTTTGTTACCTTCATCTGCCATAGCGTTTGCATGCATTGTAATCTCATTCTTAAATGTGACTAGTCTTTCTGAAATTGCTATTCCTTGTTCTTCAAGTGTTAGGATAGGTTCGCCTCTTCCTACTTCACTTCTATCTGTGTTTAGAATATTATCATCTGATTGCATGGTTGTCGGAGAGAATTCAAGAAGCATAACTTTAGAAAGCAAGAATGACTCAGCAACTACTTCTGCTTCAACAGCTTCTGTATCTTGTACTTCGATCTCTTCTGCCTCTGTAGCTTCTGCTTCAGCTGTAGCCTCAGCTGCCATAGCCTGAGTCTCTAGTGAATCTATATCACTCTGCGTTACGTTTGCCCAAGTATCACCTGTCTCCATTTTTACGTGGAAATCTTCTTCATCTTTTACAATCCATATTTGATAGATTGGATTATTTGGATCTTCATCATAATAATAGTGGTTATGATAAGCATACCATACTGATTTTTCATTGTCCCAAATAAACATAGGACCTGGTTTTTCTGGTCGTTCAGCGGGACTAGCCGCTGCTGCCGCTGCTGCTGCAGCTTCTTCTTCATCTGCTGCTGCCGCGCCGTCTGATGGAGCCCTTTCGGCTCTTGGAGTAACAGCTGCGCTTTCAGCGCCGTCGCTTTTTAATGCCGTCCATGTCTGTCTTCCGACTATGCCATCTACCTGGAGACCGTACACACCTTGCATTGTTTCTACAGCAGTTTTAGTTGCAGAATCAAATGTTCCTGTGACTTCGATTAGTTGATCTTCCATTCCATGTGATTGAAGTCTAGCGTTTAATATATTTTGAAGTGCAGTTACTTTTGCACCAGAGCTTCCGAACTTAAGAACTGCGCCGCCGTTAGAAAGATAGTCAAGCAGACGAATGTCAGAATCGTTTACTGCCCCAGACTGTTCCGGGACGTTAGGCTCGTCGATTGAGTCAACTGTTCCAGCAGACGTTCTGCCATCAGCTAACGTGAACACTCCACCTGCGCCTTCTATCCAACCTTCCTCGACTGCAGCATTCAGTGTTGATTGTAATAGATCACCATATTTTTCATCAGAAAAATCAGATGCGTCCAGGTTCATGAACTCATTTCGCCACTGTCTGTTGAAAGCAGTCTGATTGCCGTTATCTATTTGACGTCTTAGTCTTCTAATCTGTCCTTTGTTCGTTCTTACGTCGATTCGTTGTCCTACTCTTTCTTTTAATAGTTCAGTCTCGATCATCTCGCGAAGTATTCTTTTAGTTACTTTCATTTTCAACCTTGCTTTGTTTTAACTCTATAAACGCAAATAGCGCTATGTCTTTTATAAATATATTCTAAATCTTGTTTTTGTATATCTTTATGATAAAATGTGTGCACTATTCATTGTAAGTTTTAGTTCGTATCTTTCGATGCTGTTAACGTCTAACAGATCGGTTACTTTGCTGAATAAATGACCTAAGAATCTAATGTCATTTGGGAAGAATTTGATGACATCTGTTGACCTTGCTGTCACTCGCATCGTCAGTGTGTCTTCCCTCATAATTGTATGGATCATTGAGATGCACTCAGGTTGTACAAAGACAAATCTTCTTGTTTTATCTTGTTCCTGAATTGTGCCGTACTTATTATTCCCCGACAGTTCATCGGTAATGTTCCCGCGCACGCGGTTTAATATATCGGTATAGTGTTCTCTTTCGAGGTCCCAGTCAAATACTGCATCATCAGGCGGGAACGGTGTGGGTGATGATAGGGTTAAAGATAACCCGCTTGCCTCGTTATTGGGCTGAGCCTGTGCCATCCGTCTGACATCGTTGTGGATTGTCTTAATTGTTGGGACGTTATTGAGCCAAAGCAATGCAATTTCTGAAGCATTTAAGACATCATCACCACTTATAATAAGAACATTAGGGAACGATTCGAAATGCTTTATCTCTTCTTTATACAGACTATAGACTTTCCATAATGAGTCAAGGTCGTGAATAGGATCGCCTCTGTCTTCGTATCGTTTACGTAGTAGACTGAAGGTTGGCATTAAGACGATGAGCCTGTTATCTAAATTGAATAGATGTTCTTTCAGTTGTCTTCGCCATCTTTTTATTATTTGCTTGTCGCGATTATAACGGCGAGCGTAGACTAACATTGTCAACTGTGCTCTGTCATGAATGTTGAAGGCATAGTCAGTTGACTTGTGAATGTCCCAATAAAGCGTTGACTTGCCTGAAAGGTCACAGCCTTCGATTGTGAGGTTGTCTACGGACACCGATGGCTTCATTTTCTCTCCTTGTCTTTAGGACAACATATAATAATATTCATATTTTATTCAAACGATCTAATTTGTTTCATTTTCCAAGAAGTAGTACTCATACCCCAGGCAGCATCATGCTTAATCTCAGATACCCAAATAGTAAATGGTTCAGGAGCTTGATTGAACTTACCCCAGACTCTGATCCAAGCCTGATTATTGTCGGCATCAATTGCTTTTAGTCTAAAGAACTTCTTATTATTTTTTGTAGTCCTCTCAATAACTTCAGTGATACAACACCAACCAACACCCTTCGCCCCAGGAGCTATGTCAAATACCGACTGGACTTGCTTATCATCGATACGTTTCATCATAGCCTCAGGGAATAGCAGAGCATTGCTTACTGTTTTTGTGATATCGTGAAAGAACAGAATCTTTTCTGATCTATTCCAGTCGAAGACGTTCTTATATCTATCAATCAATCCGGGCAACAAAGGCTCCGGGAACTCGTCGTTCTTGAGCACTCGTTTTAGTTGAGTCTTAGTGAGACCGAACTCGCCCTTTTTCAGTGTCTCGTAATTCTTGTCATCAGTGATGATGTGAAGCAACTGATTGTGGTTCTTGATAGTACCGTCCTGCATCTCAGTTATTGAGTTAAATGCCTCAATCTTACAAAGAGATGTGAATGCCGTCTTATTCATCTTTGAATGTTTCCACTTACCTTCTTCGTCAAATAGCAAGTTATTAAGATCAGTGAACGGTCGTGCCTCCATGATTTCAAGCATTGCAGTTTTTCCAACGCCCTTGACGGAGCTTAATGGTGGTACAAACGAACTAATGTCTTCAGAGTATTCCCATTCGTTTCCAGAGTAGTTGATATCAGCCGGTGCGAATTTATAACCTAATGCCTTTATTTCACCAATTGTCTTTTCTAGCTTAGCTGGATTGTCGTTATTTGTCTGTAATAGAGTAGCAAGCCACATTGGTTCGTGATGAGTATGCAACCAGGCAGCATAGTATGAGTCAATAGCATAGGCTACGGCGTGGCTCTTGTTGAACCCGTATGAAGCAAATGCCTCGATTTCAGACCACAACTTGTTTGATATTTTTTCATCAATGTCATGAAGATTTCGTGCACCTTCAACAAACTTCTTTCTTGCTATTTCACGTTCGCCAACTTTACCACCAGCTGAGTCTACAGATATCTTAACAAGCGTCTTACGAAGTTTATCAGATTCACCAGGTGAGAACCCAGCCATCTCTTGAGCAAGCATCATGAATTGCTCTTGGAATACAATGAACCCATACGTGTCCTTTAGTACTTTTTCAATTGAAGGGTGATCGAATACAATGGGTTCACCGGCAGCAACTTTGTTACGCACCTTTACATATTTCTTGTGAACATTAGCCTTAAGCGGTCCTGGACGATAGATGGCAGTCAGAGCCGCTAATTCAACTAGAGTTGTAGGCTTTGCCTGTAGGCAGAACTGTTGAGCGCCACTAGCCGTGAATTGGAAGACTCCGACAAATCGGCCTTCATGATAAACATGCTTCCAGACTTCTTGATCATCCTGAAGGTTGGTTCGACAATTCAAGTGTTCGTCAAAGTACGCCTTTATGTCTAGGAACGTGGGTTCTTCACCTGACTGTTTTCTAAGAATACGACGGATGCAGTTTTCAGTATTCTTCAGTAGTGATAATCCAAGGAAGTCGAACTTCAATATACCGTTGTCCTCAAGATGTCGGAAGTTCATTCCTTCTGCCCATGGTGTCTGCATTTCACCACGGACTCCGATTACAGGCATTTGTTTTGACATTTCTTTTGGATCGCCAATAATTACACCACCTGCATGCCTACCAATAGATTTATTCTGTTGGAACAATGTAGCAACGTGTTTTTCTACGTCTGGATACTTCTCCATGAATGTTCTATACTTGTCTGAATGCTTCATGCTGTCTTCGTGCTTTAGAACAAAGACACCGCGTTCTTGATTTTGATCATGAGCCTTTGCGAACACTTCGTCTTGAATATTGTTTGTAACATCATTGACTTCCATAAAAGGAACTCCATAGAACTTACCAATATCTTTGACTAGTGATTTTAATTTTAATGTATTGAAGTTTGAAACAGGGACTACAGCCTCTTCACCATATAGTTCCTTTGCCGCATTAATCAATTCATCACGGTCGCCAGCATCGGTATCGATATCAGGCCATGAAACACGATGTCGCCCAAGGAATCGAGCCCAAAGCAGATCATAAGGTATAGGATCAACATGTGTGATACCTAACAAGTAATTAACCAAGCTTCCTGCACCTGAGCCTCGCCCAGGACCCATAAGTGTTCTATTTTCAGCAACCTTGAAGATCTCTGTCATTGTCAAGAAGTAAGAAGCGTGCCCAAGAAACTTAATATCAGACAACTCCTCTTTTACTCTTGCGACATACTCAGGCTTATCAGCCATTCCTTCTTCAATCATTGCCTTTTTGACAATAGCTGCCAGCTGTTGAAACTCATCACGTTCAGGGTGAGCCTTGTCAACATGCTTTGGAAGCTTGACAGAAGTATCAATCCAAACATCTTCACAAAGATTCCATGCAATATCATGTGTTCTTTCAATGGCATCCTTAACAATAGTCTCGGTACCTTTATAGAAGTCAAATTCAGCATGACCTTCGCCGTATTCATCCCACATTTGTTTCGCGTTTTTTGGATACAGTAAGCACTTAAGATCTTCTTTAGCTGGAAGTGTTTCTTCTGCTAAATTAGATCCCATCCACCCGAGCTTTTTATATAGCTCACGTGCCTCCCAAGCATCGGAGTTTGGAAAGTGAGAGTCAGCAGTTGCGATGAGAGGCGTTCCCGTCTTTTTAGCCAATTCGAGAAGACAAAGATTAGAAAGATGTTGAGCACCTAACTTGTTAAACTGCAATTCAAGGAAGAAGTTTTCTGTTCCGACAGCATCGACAAAACGATCTGTCATATTTTCTAGTCGTTGCATGATCGGAGCCAATACACTCGGTTCAGTAATAAGATCAGGACCTAATTCCATAAACGTCTTGTCAGGAAACTGTCTAAATATTTCACCAGCTGCAAACCCGCCAACACATGCTGTTGACACAACAAGTCCTTCGCCATGTTCTTTTAGAAGTTTAAAGTCGATACGAGGAAAACGATAGAACCCATCACGATACGACTTTTTAACTAGAGTAAAAAGGTTTTCTAGACCTTTCCTGTTTTTGGCAATAACAATAAGGTGATAATACTTTTTCCACTCAGGCTTTCCGATGAGACCTTTCTTTGTAGCATTCTCATCCTCAATAACTAGACCGCCTTGTTCATCATCAGATGAAAGTGTGACACGCTTTTTAGCTGCCTTATTTGCAGCGACTTCCTCTTTATGAGCAGTATGCTGTTGCTTCCATACGTCAAGATCAGGAACAAAATAGAACTCAACGCCATTAAGTTGTCGATACTTTTGTCCACGCTTTTTGGCAGCTTGTGCGCCTACATGTGCATGAGCAAGACCGTTACCGTTACCGTGATCTGTTAGTGCCCAACTGTCCATGCCCTGCTTTTCAGATAGAACAAATTCAATATGATCTTGTGGGTAACCTAAACCATCGTATACGGAAAAATTACTGTGACCGTGAAGCCCAGTAAAAACTTGTGGAATTGCGAATTTATCGAATGATGACATTATAGTCCTTTTGTGTCAATGTATAGTTTATTATACAATAGTTTTCCTTCATTTACACGAATACCGAAGGATTTTATTTTTTCTGAGCGTTTTAGTTTTTTGTATCTCGATTCAGCTTTTGATGCTGAAGATCGATCTAAATGTGATTCAACGTATACTAGAGAAACTGGGCGGCGAGACCTTGTATATTTTGCGCCTTTCTTAGTATTATTGTGTTCATATATTCGACGTTGCACATCGGTAGTAATCCCGATGTAAATACTTGAATCACTGCATATGACAGCATATAGGCTCCATGGTTTGTACATTTTTAATCTCTGTCATTTCTAAAGCAGACAAATGTCGGAAATCTTAGCGATCCATCTGGAGTGATCTCTTGATATCTGATCTCAATTGTCCTCCCGATATATTTTTCTTTGTTGTCCCAGATTTCAGACCTAATCTCGTCAGATAACCCAGAACCAATTTGAACTTTGACTCCTTGGTGATACACAACAAATGCGCCGAGCGTCCCCACATGTTTGCCACGGCCCTCTAATAGGTCATCTACAGGTAGGTCTACATCAAAAAACGCCTTGAGCTTCATAATGTCGTAACTTCTCTTGAATTGATAAGGTGCTTGCGGATTTTTGATCATTGCACCTTCGAAGCCCTCAGAGACGAATTTGTCATGAAGAACTTTCACGAGATCAGAGTCTTCAGAGACTGAAAGAGTTTCTTTGTCGACATACGTTATCAGCTTTTTACTGTCATCGTCAAGTGTGCTGATTCTGTCGTAAAGCGTGACGAGTCTATCAACATAACTCGTTGTTGCATCTTTGCTGTCCCATTCTTCAAGTGAACAAAAATCAAAAAGAGCTAAAAAAGTGCCATCAGTCTCAACATCTCCCTTTCTATAAGCCTGTCTCATCAGAGCCACGAAGTCTTCACCCATTAGCTCTCCATCATAACACCCATCACCCATCGCTATCAAAGAAGGGCCGATTGAGTCAATAAAGTTAGTGATAGGCTTACCTGAACGTGCGTACATTATAACTGCACCGTCTCGTACAATAGAGAAGCATCTGATGCCGTCGAGTTTCCTTTCTACAATCATATTGTCCCATTTGACCACCCTTTTTGGGTCGAATTTTTGAGCCAATGAAACGTCGAAAGTAGGGATCAAGTCTGGAAAGTCTTTATTAATTGTAGTAGTAGACAATCCGATAGCGATATGCTTCTTGAGAATCTTTCTCATCCACTTTTCTTCATCTTCAGTGACGAGATTAAAAGCAGTCGAAATTTCTTCAATTGCAGCATTCCCTGTAACATCTCTCTTTGCACACTTATCACAAGCAGAGAAAAAGACTTGCCATCTTAGGTTTTCTGTTGTCAGTGGGAATCTGTTCTTTATTTTTGGTATTTTAATAACATGAAAGGGCATGAATGGATCGAAGCTGTACTTGAGTATCTTCCTCAATAGGTAAGAGTTGTTCTCAAGCACTAACTCGCGTTTCGCATTCGTGCCCTTTGTTGTTTTAATTTCTGTAAGTAATTCTGATAATGGCAAATTTTCTCCTATAAAGATATTATACCACTAATATACAGTATTTACACGAAAAACATTTTATAAATCCTTTTATTGATTGATTTATTTTATCTAATTGGCTTGAGATGTTTATTGTTAATTTTTTGGCTTGTTCCAGTGCTTGTTAGCCATGACTTCATCGGAGGCTGCAGCAAGATGGCGTGCCAAAATCGCCTGTTCCTCTGGTTCCGACATATTTCCAAGGCCGTGCCTGTACAGCGCATCAAGGATTGGAAATGACGAACCCAAGACATCCATCGCCGCTTTTAATTTAAGCTGGGCTTTGTTGTCGGCGAGGCTGGCAGCCATTCCCGCTTCTTCAGCACTGTCTGCGCTATGATCATCAGCGTCATCCCAGGCCCAGTATTCTGGAGGCGGTTGCGACTCTTTTGTAGCACTCATCTCTGAAATTGTGTTTATCTCTTCTTTGATAAGCTGTTTTAGTTGACTTCGTGTGATTTTCATGTTTTATCCTCTACCTCTAATGTTCATTAGTATGGATCACGTTGCCAGCGTCCATCATATCTCTTGAAGAAAGGGGGTCCATGTGGATAACTATCTCCGTCCGCTATAGCAACCAGAAACCAACTTGATACTCCCTCCTCTTCTTTGTAGCGCCATTCAAGTGAACCATCGCTAAGCATGGCTTTCTCTTCGGAGGTCGAAAGGTTGCAAACTTCATCAGGTACATCAGACCCTCCGACACCCTCGCAAGCCTCTTTAAGGAGTTCTTCTTTAATAAGTTGTCTAAGTTGTTTACGTGTGATTTTCATCTTATGCTATCCTGTAACTGAAAGTGTTCTTTTATAAATATGTATTAATATACAATATTTACACGAAAACGTTTTAATGTATCAGGTCCTTATTGATTACTACTAATAATCTGCCTCATTGTACCGTAGTCGGCCCCACTCAATACACTGTCGAACTTATCGATCATGTTCTCTATGCTGCCGTAGCGGATCATGGTAACAAGAATTTCAGTGGCTGATTCGGTGTTAGGTGCTTCGGAGCCATCATTTATTTCTGCATTCCTTAAGAGTGCTGCGACTTCAATGGCATATGCTCGTGCGTCTTCGTCAAATCGCTGGAGAGCATCCATTACAAGATTTTCATCTGAGTTTGTAATCATGCCTTTGTTGAGCTCATTTCGCATAACGCCCACTAGCGGCTGAATTTTCTGAATGAAACTGTTTTTTATCACGGCTAATTCTTCTGCTAATGCGCCTGCAATTGTTCCATCTGATGTTGGGTATGCATCCCCTGACTCTTGTATTGATTTTGATGGAATGACAATACGTGTTAGTTCTTCTTTGATAAGCTGTTTTAGCTGACTTCTAGTGATTTTCATGTTTTATCCTGTAACTGTAAGTGTTCGTTTATAAATATACACTAATGTGTGAAAAATGAACATTAACTAAACACTACTCGATATTATCGTCATACATCTCGACGATGAGCTCACCTTGTTCATTACATCTGTCAAGATAATCAGTCAATTGCTCAATAGATGTGCATACCTTGACGCCAGATCGTGCTAGCATAAGATTGAAATTAGCGCCTTCTGGAAGTCCTTCGCAGAAATACACGATAGATCGCCCAGCCTGGAATGCAACTCCTGCCTCGAAGATAGTGCCGATATCTCTATAGCTAGTGTTGACTAGAACAAAGTCAGACTCCTCGATGTGCCTAACATTACCACGAAAGACGTCTTCCTGGACTTCTTGTGATGCATCAGGCTTACAGACAAAGATGCGCCTTGGGCTTCGAAGATCAATGTAACTCGATCTATCATCAAAGACTTTTTCTAGTCTTGTTAATTGTTCATCTTGATCTGGTGAGAAC